AGTCGCCTACCTGCGTCTGCGTGCCGTCAAGCAGCGCGTACCAGGTCGGCTTCGCGTACTTGTTCGGGCGGCTGTACGTCATGTCCTCGGCGTTGAAGCTCGCAAGCAGCGACGTCGAGATGGGCTGAAGTGCCGTGATGTCGGCCGAGGCTGGCCGGAATTGGCTGTATGCGGTGCCGATCTTGCTGGCCGCGATGGCATAGCCGCGGTACACCTTCTGCTGGATCTTTGCGCCGTCCATATCAGCCCCGAATGACCTGCCCCGCACCGTTTCCGAGTGCCGGGCCCGGCGCGAAGCCGAGAAATCCGCACATCCGGCGGCGCCACGAGTCGAACAGCTTCGACCGGTCGGCGACTTCGCTCCTGTTGCGCGTCCAGACAGCAGCCTGATCGGTGTCGAGGTTGTCACCGGCGCCGAAAATCGCAGTTTCCAGCGCATAGAGCGGCGTCAGATAGACGGTCGTCAGCGTCGTTTCTTCTTCCGGCCGGAGATTCGTAAGTCGATGCTGCAGCGTCATCCAGATGCCCGGCGAGACCCACCCGTAAGCGAAGTCTCGCGAGTCATCGGCAACGGTATCGCCCAGCATCGGATAACCGGCGAAGCGCCGAACATCGGCCAATTGCTGAGCGGTCAGCATTTACGCGATCTCCCAACCGCCGCGGCGGTAGTTTTCGACTTCGTCGGGATGAACCTGCGCGGTGTGCGGCGCGTCGTACACCTTCTCGTCGCGCTTCATCGTGACATACTCGATTTCGTCGGCTGCGTCGCCATTTTCCGGCGCGTCGAGTGGGACGATCTTTGCCTGCTCGTCGGCCGAGAGCGCCGCGAACTGTTCTTCCGTCAGACCTGCTGCTTCGAGCGCTTTGGCGCGCGCTTCTGCGGCTGCTTTCGCTGCCTTCTGCGCCTTCGTCAAACCTGCCATGCTTTCTCCTTGATGATCGGCGGCCCGCAGCCGAAGCCACGGGCCGCCGGCGGCATTAGCCGAGGAACAGCGCCGTGTGTTGCGGCTTGATGTTCGCCCAGCCGTACGCAATCGACACTTCGTAGCGAACGCGGCGATATTGCTTGTACATCGCCACTTCGAACGCGAGGCCGCTGCGGTCGTCGACCAGCGTGACGCGGTCTTCGGCCATGTCGCCTTCTTCCGGCAGAGCGGGCATACGCGTCGCCAGCACGATTGCCGAGCGGCTGAATGCCATGTTGCCGGTGTAAGCCGCGGCGACAGTCACAGCAGTGCCCGAGGTGACAGCCTTGCGCAGGCCAGGGGCCGCGATGATGACGTTACCGCCGGTGAGAGCCGTTGCGACGACGTACTTGTTCGTATCGCCCGCGAAGGCGATGACGTCGCCTGCCAGGATCGTGCCGGTGCCGGTTTGAACCGGGATGGTCGTTGCGCCGACTGCGAGAGCGCCATTGGTCACGTAGCTCGCGCCAGTGCCCGGCGCGTGCTGGCCAACGCCAGCCGATTCACGCAGTTTGAAGCCGTGAATGTCGAGCAACGTACCTTGCTCGCGCAGCTTGGTCGTGCCGGCCTCGTTCGCCTTGGTCAGTTGCGCCAGCGAGCGCACCTTCGCGCCCGCGGTCGTGTCGATGACCATCTGCATGTCCGACAGCGGCGCACCGTTATCCGACAGGATCTTGCGGACTTGCGCCGGATCGCTGAGGTCCGTAGCGAACGGGGTCGTGCCGGGCGTGCCCCAAGCGCGCGATGCCGTCGACGCGAGCGTTGCGACGTTCGACTCGATTTCGTTCGTCAGCGTGCGGAATGCCTGCGTGATCTGATCACGGCGGATGTCGGCATAGCCAGCGCCAGAGTTGACGCCCTTCTGTTCTTCGCCGGTCCAGCGGAACGGAACGGTGCGCGACTTGGTGATGACGATCGACGTATTGCCAACCGACTGGTCACCGTCGTCCGGCGGGAGTTGACCCGGCGTGACGTCTTCAGCGGCCGATGCAGCCGTCTGGAAAACGCGAACCGGCTGGTTCAGGGCGGCACGTTCAGCGGACGAGTCGAGCGAAACGGCCGGGATGAAGCCGACCAGTTCACGCGACACGACGTCGAGCGACTGATACAGGTCGGGGATGAGGGAGGTAAGCGTATTAGCCAAGGAAAGGCTCCGTGTTAATCAGTGATTGCCACGCCGCTGCGAGCCGCCTCCGCCTGCTTGTTGGGCGGGAGAGCGTCGAACGCAGCGCGCGTAATGGATTTGCTGCCGGATCCGCCACCAGATCCGCCTTGAGCGCTGCCGCCAGATGCGCCGGTGCTCTTGAGGATCGAGTCGCGGTATGGGTACTGATCGATGATGAGTTCGAGCGCTTCGTCGAACGACGCCACCTTGCCGGGGTTGCTCGGGCTGAAAAGCTTGTTGCCGCCCTTGTCATAGGCGACGACTTCATTGCCTTCCAGCTTGAACGCATCGCCAAAGCGCGCCTGCACGAGGTCAGCCGGAATCGCAAGCTTTTCCGCGATGAGCTTCGAGCGCGCAAAGCTGCCGCCGACCTTTTCGTTGACGAGCGACTGTTGCAGCGTGTCGCGCTCGGCAACGATCGGCGCATACTTGTCCTCGACCGCCTTGATGGCTTCCGAACGCACTTTCTCGATCTCGCCGGCGTCGACGAGCTTCTTCGCGTCGAGATTGGCGACGGTTTCGAGCGCCTTGCGTGCGGCGGCAGCGTCCGTGATGCCTTCGAATGCCTTGGCGATCTTCTCGGCCGCTTCGGCGCGCTCGCGGTGCGTCTTGGCTTCGCCGTTCAAGCGCGAGATGGTTTGCACGGTTCCCGCGACGTCGAATGCAATCTCTTTGCCTTCATCGTTCACATAGACCGGCTTGCCGTCCTGCACTACTGCGAATCCGTCATCGTTCAGTTTGAGTTTCATAGGTCATCCAACCCGAGCTGGTAGGCCATCCGGCCATGTTTGCGCCGACCCTCATCCGAGGCATCGGCAAAGAAAAAGGCCGCAGTGGTTAGCTTCGGCCTCCGTTAAAGCGTGTGGTTTGCGTCAGTCGGTGATGCCGACCGCGCCGAGCGTGCCCTTCGGCACGTTCGCCTTGATGCGAACCTTCTCGTCGTCCCACTTAGTTTCCGGGCTGACGTAGCCGCGGCGTTGCGCCTCGTTGAACAGCGTCTCATCCGAGAGCGTTCCGTCGACGTTCATGTCGCGCAGCAGTTCGAGTGATGCCTCGGCGAGCGTTGCGACACCGAAGTCCTTGAAGATCTGGACGTTGCCGCCCTGCTTCTCCTTGACCCATTCGGCCGTCAGTTGCAGCGCCGCGTCTATGCCGTCCTCAACGTCTTCGATCAGGCGTTGCAGCGCGCACATGCCGGCTTCGTTCTCGGCGACGGTCTGCGCGACGGTCGTCTTGCCCGGCTTGATGACGAGCAATTCCGCGCCGACCTGACGCATCCGGTCCTCAAGATCGAGCAGCGATAGGCGCCCGGCTTCGATCGCCTCGCCGGTATGCTCGACATACTTCAGATCGCCTTGGGGATTGTCCGACGAGATCATCGAGCCTGCGCCTACGACGATCTGTGTGTCTTCGGCGAGCATCTTGCCGAACAGGACCGGCACGCGAGCGACGTGCAGGATGGTCTGCTGATCGCTCTTGCTCTGCCAGTGCTCGACGTTCATGTACGCCAGTTCGAGCAGCGGCGGCGTCGCCGACATGAAGCCAGTGCGCCGGCCATAGATCGGCACGAACGGGATCACCTTCAGCGTCGTCTCGCCTTCTTCGTGCATGATCCACGCCTTCTTCTGCGTGAGCGGATCGATCTGCTCGGATTCGCGATAGGTCTTCCAAGCGCCGGGCGTCAGCACGCGTACTTGCTCGACGATCTTCTCGCCGAACTCGCCGTCATCCTCGACGGCCTGCTCGAGCAGACGCAGTTGCGTGAACACTTCGGCACCGTTGACGCGCTTCGACTTCCATCCGAGCACGTTGCCTGCGTGGATGTGCACCCAGTACGGCCGGATACCGGCGGCCTTTTCGTCGGCCTTGGTGCGAACGTTCGTCGCCTTCGGGCAATCGACCAGGATGCCGGTGATACCGTGCGACAGCGCTTCCTCTGAGAGGCTCGCGGCGAACGCATGCAGGTTGCGGCCCTGCAGGTCGATGTCGTTCGACCATTCAACGATGCGCGCCGGCACCTCGTCGGTGAGCGTGACGGGTTTGCTGAACGGCTTACCGGCCAGCACCTCGACCGTGCGGCCGAATGCCGGGAACAGCGTGGCCGTATCCTTGCGCGCCTTGTAGGCCTTGTCGGATTCGCCGGGCCACTGCGGCAGATACGTGGCGCCAGCGGCTCGCATAGCGGGCGTGCCGCCGAGCAGCGCGTCGACAATGGGCCAGTTGGCCGCCATTGCCTCGACTGCGGCGGACTGATCTCGGACTGTCGTCGTCATGTGTGTGGTTCGGTTACATGTGGAGCGGC